TCATGGAGTTCAAAACAAAACTAGAAGCGGCAAAGTGCCCTCTAGGTAAATGGTAAAACTAAGGAAAAATAAAATGGCATTTAATGTACCTAACGAAACAAAAATCCAGTTGCTGACCCAACGTATCGAGGCTCTAAACCTTGAAGGCTACCAGCACGAACTAAATAAGAAAGCCGCTGAAGCATCTGAAAACGAAGAAGCAGTGACTAGGGCCGAAGAAGCTATTGCAATTATTGAAGCAGCTATAGATTTTGCCCAGTCCGAGCTAGATAGTTTAGAGGCTTAATCTAACTTTTTTGTCCTAGGCTCTTGTTCTGGACGTCTGACAAAAATAACCCCATCATGCTTCATCTCGCAACAGCGAGCAAGTTGATTTACAACAAAACGCTGACCGCATACCGCACAGGCGTTTGAATCATTTCCAGCATTTGCAGACATAATCCTACTTTTGGCTATAAAGTTATGTCTTAATTATCTCACATCTTGAATAGTGCAGTTAGCTTTATTTATTGTTATTTAGCATAATTTCAGAAACAAAGCGTCCGTTAAAAATGTATTCTCCCGCGTGATCCACTGCTACCCATGGAGCGGCATAGACTTTTCCACCAAGCTCTCTCCACTTACGACAGAAGTGGTAGTCTTCAGAAAGCAAAATACCTTCCGGAGTAATGCTAGTTGCAAAAAATTCTGTAACCATTTTGTCAAACTCAAAATCACCCTGATCATTATTTAAAGCGTACTTTTGACAGTGCGGTTCCATCTTTTTAAAAACATTTCTTTTAATTGCCATAAGACCTGTAGCAACTTCAGTAACTTCTACCGGTTCAGATAGTTTTACCTGAGTTTCTCCCGGCAAAAGATTTAAAGCAAAAATTCCAGAGTGCTCAGCCAAGTTTTCTTTTCCAGCAAGCACCGCTTTTCTCACAGTGTCCCAGTTTATATTTTTCATAGGGTATATACCACCGATGATGTCTTTATTAGATTTAAGCATTTTTACAACATCAGCCGAATTAAAGCCTTCGTCTGCGTCTACGAATAGCAAAATTTCAGAGTTGCTTTTTAAAAACTCATAAACAAGATTATTTCTTGCTCTAGTAATCAAACTTTCGTTATATATTTTAGAAAATGCAACTTCATGACCTTCTTTAATTAGAGCAAAGGTCAGAGCCATAATGCTATCTACGTATATTCCTTTACAGTTTCCACCGTACATTGGGGTTGCAATAAAAACTTTCATTAAGACCTTTGCGTGTTTGTGTTGTATAGACATACTAACATACTTTTTGTAAAAACTAGTCCATTTTAGCTACACCTGTGATACTATATGCGTATAGAAAAAGGAATGTAATGACTCAATTTATTGGTTTATCTGGGTGGGCTAAGTCTGGAAAAGATACTGTAGCTCAGTATTTGGTCGAAAACCACGGCTTTACACGAATATCGTTTGCTGACCCAATGAGGGAAGCCCTACTAGCGTTAGACCCCTACGTACCATACATGGGGCTCCACATGAGGTTGTCTGGAGTTATACATTTTCGTGGCTGGGACAGCGCAAAGCGGGATGTTCCTGAAATCCGTGAGCTCTTACAGCGTTTCGGTACAGAAGTTGGACGCAATATGTTTGGTCAAAACTTTTGGGTAGAACAAGCTATTGAAAGAGCTACTAGATACGAAAAAGTAGTTTTTTCTGACTGCCGATACACTAACGAAGCAGACGCAGTTAAGAGTGTTGGGGGCGTTGTGTGGAGAGTCTCTAGACCTGAAGTGTCTGCAGTAAACGACCACACTTCGGAACAAGATTTAAATAACTACGCATTTGGTGCGCACATCGACAATGACTCAACGATAGAAAATTTACACACGCTTATTGAAAATCAGTTGGGGCTATCGTGGCCGAGCAGGGTATAGCTTTACTCTACGCTCGTGTATCGACACAGCTTCAAGTAAATGACGGAGTATCCCTAGACGTTCAAGAACGTCAACTACGCCAAGCAGCCGAGCTAGCCGGATATACAGACTTCGAGCTTGTGCGTGAAGAAGGTCGCTCAGGCAAGTCAATTACGGGCCGTCCGGCTCTTACAGAGGCTTTAAAACGTCTTGATACTGGAACTGCCTCCGCTCTCTTTGTGACGCGTATTGACCGCCTAGCCCGTTCTACAAAGGACTTTTTGAGCATCATTGACCGAGCCAATGCAAACAAGTGGCGTCTGGTTATGCTTGATCTAAATCTTGACACAGCCAGCTATCAAGGACGCTTTGTGGTGACAATTATGTCTGCCCTAGCCGAGATGGAACGTGGCATTATTGCTGAACGTCAAAAGGACGTCCACAAAGATCGACGAGCCCGTGGCGTTGTGTGGGGCGTAGACATGGGGCCTAGAAATAAAACTTCCGAAGAAGTAAAACAAAGAATTTTTTCAGAACGAGAAGCTGGGGCTTCATATAGAAGCATCGCTAATGGGCTAAACAAAGACAACATACCGACACAAAATGGACGCCAGTGGTATGCAACAACAGTAAAAAACTTAGTAGATTCTTTTAATAAAAAAGATTAGACATGTAAAAAGGGGCCGAAAAGATTTTCGACCCCTTTATGTCTCTCACCCGAGTACACGTATATATTCTACCTTAGTAGCGTTAGACTGCTGCTATCCCACTAAAAGCAAACGGGTTACTTTGCAATGAGTTATAATCTGGAACTGCAACCGGTGGGAGGATTCTACCAACAACTTCTGCCTTAGAACCTGTACCCTCAACCTTTACACCCCTATCAGACAACTTACGCTGGAAGTTAGTCTGAGCTAATGGTCTCTCACCACGGTCTTCACACCAATAGCGGTACGTAATGTATATCGACTTTATTGGAGTGCGAGCATCGTCAACAACTCGTGTGTGTTCTTCTAGGAAGATACCGATTCTATCTTCATTCTTACGATAAATTTCAGCAGCTTCTTGAACCGCAGTACACCAACCCAGTGGGTCACGAGCAGATGAGTTCAAATATTTAATGGCACCCTCAACAGCCCATGAAAGAATAGCAGGCAATCCGCCCTCAGGATCAAACAAATATGCCTTTAGGTCAGGGTCTGGATTCTGAGGAACGTTGCTCCATGGAATAGGACGAATACGACGCCACATGGCATCGTCGTTGATTTGCGGTCTGTGGTTAGTTGTAATCCACAACTTAGCTTGAGCCTTAAATGTGAATGGCTTTTCACCCGGAGAACGAGCAGAGATTTCAGATGAACCAGTCAACTTCTTGACAGCGTTTTCTTTCATACGCTCAGACTCTGGCAACTCGTCAACCCAAACCATACGACGACCACGAAGTTCGGCCCAGTGATACAAGTCAGTGCTACTAGTTGCATTTCCAGTGTCAGCAAGAATGTTAGAGTCAAGTGGCCAAGCATATTGCTGAGTATTTAGAGCCTTAACAATTGCTTCAACAAATGTGTTCTTACCAGAACCCGGAGGACCATAGACCAAAAATAAAACGTCTTGATTGTTTAGACCAGTGAGTGTGTAGCCAACTGCTCTTTGAATCCAGTCTTGAAGTTCTTTATCTCCACCAGTAGCAAAGTCAATGAACTGCTCCCAACGCACGTTACGCATACCAGCGGTATATGCAACGTCAGTTCTTTTTGTGATGTACAAATCTGGACGACCTCTAAGAAGCTCACCAGTGCGTAGATTGATAACACCATTATCTACACCAAGTAGGTACTCATCCCCATCCCAAGACTCAACTGGCACAACAATGCGCGGGTCAGAGTTTGCGCTGTCAATAGCAGAGTTCAAACGTGAGTTTGACTTAGCTTGATTAGCCCATTTCAAAACTTCATTCTTTTTGTCTTGGTCCTCATACTTCATAACTTCAGCCGCAACAATAGCAGGGATACGTTTAGCTAGTTCGTGCATACCTAGGTCTTCGGCATCTGGACGCCAATAACTTCCGTCCCAAATAAACCAACCGATTCCTGGAGTGTATCTAATCGATGAACCAAAAGAGTCAACCATGCGACGACCGTTACCAATATCAGATAAGGATCTTCTACCAGGATCTCCACCCTCGATAGCAGAAAGTGCATCAGGGTCTTTAGGAAGATCGACGTTACCACTGCTAAATGCGTCTGAAATAGAAACACCGCTGTGAGCAGCATCTGAAATCATTGCACCAACTGAACCATGCATACGTTCAGTTTCAGGTGAAGAATCGTTTTCTTGTGTCGGCGCAGATTGTCTAGGAGCAGACGAAGTTTGCTGAGCAGAAGTTATAGTTTCTATTTGGTTACGACGAGCCCAATCTTGAGCCCCCGGCCAAATCAAATCCCCCACTGGGTTGTTAGCAACAAAGTCAATAGCACGACGAACGTGCATCAGTAGTCCACCTTGACCCTCAAGTTCTAGAGGCGGGCGAACTTTTTCGTGGTTAAAACGAATCATCAAAGTTTCAACAGCAAGTTTATTTGCTTCAGAGTCAACGTTCATCTTGTTAGCAATCGCACAAGTAAGTCTGTAAATATCTACGGCACGAGAACCCTCTTCAATACCTTCTTCAAGGAACTTGTTGATGTCAACTTTTTCACCATCAGAGTTCAAATCTCCAAGCCAACTCCAATCGCCTTGACCCAAAGATGTACCACGACCACGACTACTCTTTTTACGAATAGCGCTTAGTAGTTCTTCAGGTGCATCAGCCATTTCAATTTGCCATGGAGCTCTGTTCTCTGCCCAGTCATATGTAACACCTGAACCGTGTCGGCTAGGTGCAACCATAACGTAACCGTTGTGCTTGATGTCGATACCACCTAAGCCAGCAGCTTTTAGGTTTCCAACAAACTGCTCACCATCTTCAACCTTGAAATATAGGTGACGTCCTCTAACTTCTTTTCCTAGGTAGTTGTATACACCTGTATATGCTTCAACGGTTGGAGGTAACTCAAACCCAAGCATTTCTTCAAACTTTTCAAATGAATCAATACCGCCAGAACGCGGGTCAATATCAATAACAATAAATCCAGAACCCTGACAGTAGACACCGATGTTCGCGTCTGGGTTTCTAGTCCACCAACCTAAAACTGTTTCTAGATTGTCTGTGGAGCGAGTGTTCCACTCGCCGATGATTGGGTGCTTTCCAACATCTTTAGGTTCAGCGTGTTTGTCATTACAAGTACAACGCCCGCCATCAGTGATACCAAAACATGGCAATATCTTCCAACCATGCTGAGCGTACCAAGTAACGCCTTTAGATAGTTTTTCGTGATGTGTCGCTGGAGTCAAAGACATCGTTATAAATCCTTTTCGTTGGTGAAACTAAATTAAGATAATACACCCTAGGCAGGGAAAATAGCGAATTAACGCCAATAATTTTTTCATGTTTTGACAGTGTAGCACGCCTAGGGCTAATCACCAAAGTCAGATTGTTATACAATTATACATAAGTTTTAGATACCTATTATTTGGAAGACCCATGCCCCTAGACATAGTATTAACTACATCTGCAGTAATCACCGCTATCGGGATTATTGTCGGCGGAATCGTCGCCATCTATAGAATAGCACAAAAAATCAGCAAATCCATTGGTCTGGACTCAAAAGGCCGCACTCTTTCCGAACGCTTAGATAAAGTAGAACACCAGCTCTGGGAAAATGGCGGAAGTTCACTAGCTGACAGGGTTAACAGCATTGAAGCTCATGCCATAAAATCAACAGCGGAACTAGAGCTTATCAAAAACTTCCTAATCCCGGCTCAACCGTCTCAGCCGGCTAAAAAAACAAGATTAAAAAAAGTTAGCTAATTCTCAACAAAAAACCATTTTTTGCTGTATTATCTTTAATGACACAACTACATCATGAAGGAGTACGACATGTCTTTATCCAATCGTTTGCAAAACGCATCGCAAACTGCAAAAGCCTCTGTATGCAAAATTGGTAAGCTATTACTGGCAGAACAGCTTTCGCAAGAAGATAAAGTGTATCTATCAACTATTCTGGATGTTCCAGAAAATGACCCCAACCGAGTAACCAACGCAGCCTTAGCAAGAGTATTGCGAGAGGAAGGTTTCGACATCTCAGACAGTTCTGTTGATCGGCACCGTCGTCGCGACTGCAGTTGCTACAGAAAGACAGCAAGATGAGTTTATCTAAAAAACTAGAAGATTTAGCAAGTCCAGGAAAAAGTGGATCAGACACTAAAGGACTAAATACTCCAGAGAATTGGAAACCGCGTTTAGAGGTGGACGAGAATGGTGGCTATTTAATCTCCACGCCACGCCCAGCAGGACAAGTCCCTGATGCAGAAGACGTTCTAAAAGAATTTGAACTAGACCCTAACTCATGGTCAGTCACATCACTTCGTAAATCACGTTGGCAGACATACAGCGGAGAGTGGCTAGAAGCAGTTCGAGTCAGTCTAGCCCCAGCATCTGCTGTCGCCGAAGAACGTTTGGATGCAGAACAACTCATAGATGAAATTAAAAAGTGGCGTCCAGAACGTGGCACACGTCAATCAACAGGCGGTGGTGCATACACTGTTGTACCTAGCGACCAGCAGATTGGTAAAAAAGCAAACGGTCAGGGAACACAACAGTCTATAGACAGACTTCTACATCTAACCGAAGCATCTGTAAACAGATTCCATGAGTTAAAAAAGATGGGATTAGATTTAGGAACGATTGTTCTAGCACTTCCAGGAGACCACGTCGAGGGTCTTACAAGTCAGAACGGACGTTTGCAAGGTCAAGCAGCATCTGACCTAGGACTGACTGAACAGGTTCGTGTTGCACGTCGTTTGCTTATGGCACAGATTAAAGCGTTGGCCCCACTAACCGAGCACATGATTGTCCCGGTCATTAACGGAAACCACGATGAAGTAACTCGTCAAGTTGCTGCTGACCCAGCAGATGGATGGAACGTTGAGATTGCATCAGCAGTTCAAGATGCTTGCGCTGAAAATCCAGCACTACAACACATCGAGTTTAGATACCCAGCCTCTGGACATCAAACTCTAACTGTTGATGTTAATGGAACTATGCTTGGACTATTTCACGGACACCAAGCTGGGCGAGATGTTATGAAATACCTATCCGGCCAAGCAGCAGGTCAGACTGCATTAGGAAACGCTGACGTTTGGATTTCAGGACACTTTCACAACTTTAAGTGTATGGATATCGGCCACAGACTTTGGATTCAATGTCCAACAACTGACCCTGGTTCTGAGTGGTTCCGCGACCGTGCAGGTTTAGAATCTAAGCCTGGACTACTTACGCTAGTTCTTGGTGGAGATTACTCACCTCGTGAACACATTAGCGTGCTACCAGTCAAGTTGTAGTGTATAGTATAGGTATGGATGAACCAACACCGCCCCCTACACCGCCAGAGTCTGACTTTGGCAGAATGGATGTAGTAGGGATTGAGTTGCACGAAATGTACCTAACACTACAAAGAGTTGGATTTGACAAAAAAGAAGCATTGTATATAATTTCTATTGCAGTGTCTGAAGGAGCAATGTCTCCAAGAATATATTTCAGCCCAGAAGATACTCCACCATATAATATTAACGATGATGATGATTTCCCAGACGATGGAGATCTTGACCCACTGTTTTAAGCGAAAGAACAAGGACGATAATGACAACTGGTTTAGGCAACGTAGAACTAAATCTAATAAATAGCGTAGCTGAAGCCGAGAAATTTATTTCTTGGTTGGGCCAACGTCGCCCACACGATGCTATTGCTATTGACACCGAGACTGGAGAACTTCCAGGTCGACCACGTAACGATGCACTATCCCCATGGCATGGACGTCTTCGTCTAGTTCAGGTTGGCGATGGTCAGACTGGTTGGTCTATTCCTTGGGACGAATGGTCTGGTGTTTTTTACGAGTCGATGCAAAAATTCGACGGTCCCATAGTTTGCCACAACATTGCATTCGAAGCACGTTGGTTTGATATCCAATCTAAGTGGTCTATTCCTTGGCACAGGTCTCACGACACAATGATCATGGCTCAGCTTATCGACCCACTTGGTTCGGGTGCGTTAAAAAAACTAACTGCCCAATATGTAGATAACCAAGCTGCACAGCTACAAAGCGTTCTTGACCAAGAACTAGCAAAGAATGGCTGGACTTGGGGAACTGTCCCAACTAACTTTGAACCTTACTGGGCATACGGTGCTCTAGACACAGTTCTTACTATGCGTTTGTTTGAAAAGTTTTGGGAGCAGTGCGGTCCAGGTCAAAAATATGCACAAGCTTACGAACTTGAAATGGCTACCCGCAAGATTGTAACTCGCATGGAGCTTAATGGAGCTCGAATAGATTTGGACTACTCTAAGAAAAAATACGATGAACTTGTCAACTACACTGAGCAAGTTAAAAGCTGGGGTAAAGAAACCTATGGTGCATCGATAACAAGCAACATACAGTTGGTAAAAATTCTAGAGGGCCTTGGAGCAGAAATCACGGAGCTTACCCCGTCCGGTCAAAAGTCTGCTTCTGCAGATCAGTTAAAACTTTTAGTTCGCGATGGCACTCCAGAGATTCAACAACTTGCTGACGTAGTGCTGAAGCAACGTAAAGCAGACAAGCTTGCCAACACCTATTTTAAAAACTTTATTGAAGATAACGTAAATGGTTTTGTGCACCCGTCTGTAAAAACTCTGGGTGCTAGAACTGGACGCATGTCTATTACGGCTCCGGCTCTACAAACTTTGCCAAAGGGCGATGACACCGTTCGTCGTGCATTCTTACCTAAAGATGATGACCACGTCATTGTGACCTCCGACCTCGACCAAGTTGAGTTCCGTATGTTTGCATCTTTATCAAAAGACTCAAACCTAATCTCTCTATTCAACCTTGCTGACGCAACTGGCTCCGACCCGTTTACTGAGATTGGTCGTGAGATTTACCAAGACCCAACGATGGTTAAGTCAGACAAACGTCGTAACCTAATCAAGGGTGTGGTCTACGGACGCCTCTATGGTGCAGGTGTTGCTAAGCAAGCTTTGACTGCTGGTGTACCGGAGCAACAGATGCGTTCAGTATCAGATGCGTTTGACTTAAGATTTCCAGGAATGACCTTGTTCCAAAAACAAGTTGAAGACATTGGAATGCGCAGACTTCGTAATGAGGGTCAAGGCTATGTAAATACATGGACTGGACGTCGCTTGCCTTGCGACGAGGACCGAGTGTATACTCTAGTGAACTACCTAATTCAAGGTGGTGCAGCAGAAATTTTTAAAGCCAACTTGATTAAACTAGATAAAGCAGATTTAACTGACCTACTTATTGTTCCAGTACACGACGAAATCGTGTTAAATGCTCCAAGAGAAGATGCAGAAGAAATCAAGCAGTTAGTTCGTCAATGCATGACTACAACCGAAGGATGGGCAGTACCCCTAACTGCCGACGCGGATGGCCCGCTAGAAAACTGGGGAGAAAAATATCGCTAATGACACGTTTAATACTTTCAGTAGACCCGGGCAAAGCTAGTGGAGTTTGCTTATTTAAATGGGAGGACGGTGGGGAGCCTGAAATGCTTTGGTCTGGGGAATACCAGCAACACGAGTACGCAGATCCTATCCGTAGAGCTTTTCTATACGCCAGAGG